ATAATGATTTATCTGGAGAAATTGTTATGACACAAAATGCTGGATCATTTAACATAAAAACATCGCCAAGCGGAACAGCAACAACCCAGTTTACAGTAACTCAAGTGGGTAACGTAGGTATTGGAACCGCTAGTCCTGATGAATTACTTCATTTAAAAACTGCTGAAGCTACTATAAAATTTGAAAGTACACACGGAAGATCAAGTTTTATAAACCAAGGTGGAGGTAATTTTCATATTAAAGCTGTTCACGGCAGTGGCGTTGGTATTAACTATGGTGATACAACAAATCCTGGTTTATTAAAACTATATAACAACACAACTGCTAAAATTACTTTAGACGCTTACGCTGGAACAATAGCATCAGGAGCTATTACAGCTTTGGCAAAAGGCACACAATTAGGTACTTCTGGTTATTATATAAATTCTACATTTAAAGACGGTCATGCAAATGTAGCTGGTGAAAACGTAGGTGTTTTCTTAGCACATAATGATACTAACAATGGAACTGGTGCAATAGCCGGTATTAATCAACTCGCTTTTTTAACTTACGGTTCAGCTTGGACTCAAGCTTTATTACTAGATACAAATCAAAATGCAACTTTTGCTGGTAACGCAACTTTTGCAGGTAATGTAGATATTAACGGTAATTTAGTAGTTGAAGATGAAATACACTTAACAGATGGCGGCTCAACAGTAAGAGGTAAGTTGTTATTAAATTCTTCTGATAGAGACAATGTAGAATTAAGAGCTGAGTCGCTAGGTTCTACAATGAAATTTTTCACAGTTGGCACAGAAGCACTGGAGTTAGACGCTTCACAAAATGCAACTTTTGCAGGTAAAGTTGGTATAGGTGTTGGATCAGTTACACCAGCCCAACCACTTCACATTATTGATACAAATGGTGCTAATATAATACTTAATTCAAATACTGGTGCAGAAAATAATGGTGTTTGGATGACAGAAGGAGCAGCAGCAAGCCCTTATACAAATGGTGCTTATTTGCATTATGATAGTACAAATAATGCTTTTAAAATAAACACTGGTACATCTTCATTAACCACAAAGTTTACTATTGATAGAGATACTGGTAATGTTGGAATAGGGACGACTAGTCCTTCTTCACTGTTAGAATTAGAAAACAGTCCAGCGGCTCAAACACAATCAAGGATGTTGCATTTGGACAACAACTGTACTAATAATCAAGGTAGTGGATATATTCAAATTGATTCAGGGCAGAGCGCTCAAGCAAAAACACAAATTGAACAAGTATCTACTGGTGGACATGGCTTACTAGGTAATCAATATTTAGATACAAATATTATTAACAGAGGATTGTCTGGTTCAGCGTATGGTAATATAAACTTTGCCACAGGTTCAGACGCCTCTAATACTAGTATAGTTATGACTATCGGCGGTGGTTCCCAAAAAGGCAAAGTTGGAATAGGAACTACTTCACCTAGTAATACGTTAGATGTTAACGGCGGCGCTGAATTTAATGGCGAAACATATATAAGGTCTACGTCTAATGTTGGTTTAAGAGTACAAACTACAGATCAAGGTGTTGGAAGCTCAGATGGCTTAAGAGTTGGATTAAATGGAACTCACGCCTTTATTTGGAACTATGAAAATTTACCGTTGTCTTTTGGAACAAACGGTAGTCAACAAGCAACCATTTTAGCAAATGGTAACGTAGGTATTGGAAATACCACCGCATATTATAAGTTAGATACTAGATTTGCCAATACTGATACATCGTTATCTGGTGGTGGTAACGGTAACTGGGGCAGTAATGGTATAAGAGTTGAAAATACAGTTAATACCGCTGGTACTATGTCAGCGTTGCATCTTAGAAATGGAGATGCAGATATTCATATTGCAGGTATTAGAAGAGGAACAAATGACTCAGACTTGGGATTTTTTTGGGAAGGTACTCAAAAAGTTTTATTTGAAAATGATGGTAAAGTAAATTTAAGTGCTTACGGATCAGGTTCTTTCACAGGTACGGCCGCCTATAATCTTCAGGTCGATTCTTCAGGTGCTATTATTGAAACTGCAGTTGGAAGTTCTGGATCTTCTTTGTCATTGGCAGGTGGAACTATGACAGGTAATACTATCCATAATGACAATGTAAAAAGCATTTATGGAAATTCTGCTGATGGTCTTTGGATTTATCACGATGGCTCAAATTCTTATATAAACGACCAAGGAACAGGGAGTTTAAAAATACTTGCAACTGATTTTGATTTAGCAAATTCAGCAGCTAATGCTTCAATGATAAGGGCTATTGATGGCGCGCAAATTGAGTTATATTATGGTGGTGCTAAAAAACTTGAAACTACAAGCGCGGGTGCTACTGTAACAGGAAGCTTAACCGCAAGCGATAGCTTAATTGCAACAAATTCTGTTATAATTGGAGCAAACTCAACTCCAGAGCAAGTTGCTATATTTGAAGGTGCTACCAATGAAATGTGGTTTCAACAAGGTACCGCTGGGGGAACTGTAAAATGGCAAACAGATAATTTTGTAATACAAGGTTATAATGGTACTGAAACTCAATTTACCTCAACCAGAAACGGCGCAGTAGAGCTTTATTATGACAATGTTAAAACGTTTTCTACTGTAAGTGGTGGTGTAGAAGTTAAAGGGGCGTCTGCAACAGCAGCGGACGGCAACCAGATATTCTCAATTGCAAATACCACTGGTGGTACTAAACTAAATATGGGTACTGTTGAAAATTCTTATGGTTGGATAGAAGCAAGAGAAGGTAGTTCATTAAGAAATTTACTGTTAAATCCCAATACAGGAAATGTTGGAATAGGAACTACTTCACCAGGTGTTAAATTTGAAGTAACACATTCTGACACTGGCAATGGTTATAGCGATGGGGTCGCAATATTTCACAACAGCACTACTAGCTCAATGGGAGGAGCTGCTGTTTTAAATGTTCGTAATTCTTACAATGCAGGCTTTGGAGGATTAATTAAATTCTGGACAGCAAGTATTATGTCTAGTGTTGGTAATATATCATTTAATAGCGGTAGAACAGCTGTAAATTACAACACCTCGTCAGATTATAGGTTAAAAGAAGATTATAAAGATTTTAACGCTTTAGATTTAACTTCTAAAATAAAAGTCTATGATTTTAAATGGAAAAATGTGAATGATAGAAGTTATGGTGTTATTGCACATGAATTAGATGAAATAGTACCTAGCGTGGTATCTGGAGATAAAGATGGAGAAGAAATGCAATCAGTTGATTATTCAAAATTAGTCCCAGTACTTATAAAATCAATACAAGAATTAGAAGCAAGATTAGCTGCTTTAGAAAATTAAAGTAAAAAACGCGAAAATAGCGTAATAATATAAACATATAAAACAATTTAAAAAAAAAATTATGGCAAACACGTATAATTGGAAAATTAATGCTTTAGATACATATCCTTCTAAAGATAATCTAACAGATGTAGTTTATAACATACATTGGGGTCTTAAGGCAGTTTCTAATAAAAAAGATAGTGACGGAGTAAATTACACAGCAGCGTCAATTGGAACTCAATCTATTGAGGCACCTGATGCTAGCGACTTCACGGCTTTTGATAAACTTACTGCAGAGGTTGTAGAGAAATGGTTAGAAGATAGTGATATGGACATAGCAGCTACGAAGGCTTCGTTAGATGCACAGTTAGTAGAAATGATTACCCCTACAAGTGTAACTAAACAATTACCAGTAGTAGAGGAAACGGAAGAAGAAACAGAGTAATAATAACAAAAATTAAAATTAAATTTTATGACAAAGAAAACAGATGATTTAAAAATCACAGACGAAGAATTAAAGCTAATTCAAGAAAAAGTACAAGAAATTAATAATTTGCAAATGCAAGTTGGTGGATTGGAAATTCAAAAACAAATGGGTGTAATGCAAGTTAATCAATCGCAATCAGAATTAGTGGAACTGCAAAAAACGCTTGAAGAAAAATATGGTAAAGTTTCAGTTAACCTAACTGACGGTACTATAAAAGAGATTGAAGAAGATGAGCCTAGTAAGGAAGATTAGTATTGGGCGAGATTATAAAAATGATGCAATGCACTACGCTGTAGGTCAAGAAGTTTATGGCGGCCATACTATATGCGATATAGTTGAGCAAGATGATAAATTTTCTATTTTTATTAAGAAGAAAAACGAAGTTTTACCTTGGAAAGATTTTAATAAAAACATGGCCATCGCTGTTGAATACAATTTAGAGTATTAATGCAAAGTGTATTTGATTTTATAATAAAACCAAAATCCAATAGATACGACAATACCAAACAAATCGGTGATTCAGAATTACTGTTAAACACAGAAATATCAGATCACCGGTATGTTAGTCGTGTTGGAATTGTTTTAGCCACACCTAAATACGAAAAAACTGAAATTCAAACTGGCGATGAAGTAATTGTTCATCATAATGTTTTTAGAAGATGGTATGATGTATACGGTGTAGAAAAAAACAGTAGAAGTTATTATAAAGAAAACCAATACTTTGTGAAGTCAGACCAAATTTTTCTTTACAAAAGAAATAATAAATGGTATGCACCTAGGGGTTATTGTTTTATTAAACCAATTGAATCAAATAATATATTATTAGAAAAAGAGGTTCCATTAAGAGGTATTATCAAATATGTTGATAGTGAGCTTAAAGATATAAATAAAGAAGATTTAGTTGGATTTACGCCAAGCAGTGAATATGAATTTATTGTTGATGGCGAAAGATTGTATAGAGTGTTAACTAATTCAATATCTATTAAGTATGAACGTCAAGGAAACGAAAAAGAATATAATCCAAGCTGGGCATAGCGCAGTTAAAGAACTTATAAAAGTTGCTAAAGAACCTATAGTTGAAACAGAAGATGATATATCTGCTGATAGATTAAAAAACGCAGCAGCAACAAAAAAGCTAGCTATATTTGATGCTTTTGAAATACTTAATCGTATTGAAGAAGAAAAAGCATTATTAGAAAATAGACCTTTAGAAAACAAAGAAGTTGCATTTAAAGGGTTTGCTGAAAGAAGATCTAAGTAATGTACAAGCAATCATTATACAGCGTTATAGAGCCTATAAAAATCAATACGATTAAAAGGCTTAATAAAGCAAAAAAGTGGAAATACGGCTACAATAAAGAGCATGACGTTATTGTTATAAGCAAGACAGGTATGATTGGGGAGATCTATGAGATACAAAATCTTAAAATAGCTTTACCAAAACAACCTAAAGATATTTTTAAAGGTAATAATAAATGGGAAGTACAAAAATATCCAAAAGAATTAGATAAAATAAAAACAATATTTGATTGGCGAGATTTGCCATCAGATTTTAAAAATAATTGGCATGCATATATTGATTCAGAGTTTACTAAAAGAGAAGAAGGTTTTTGGTTTTATAACAAAAACACTCCTACTTATATTAGTGGCACTCACTATATGTACTTGCAGTGGACTAAAATTGACATCGGGAAGCCAGAGTTTCGAGAAGCAAATAGATTATTCTTTATTTTCTGGGAAGCTTGTAAGGCAGATCCACGATCCTATGGGATGTGTTACCTTAAGAACAGGCGTTCCGGGTTTTCTTTCATGGCATCAGGAGAGACTGTTAACCTGGCAACCATATCGAGTGACTCTAGGTATGGTATATTATCAAAGTCCGGTGCCGATGCCAAGAAGATGTTTACAGATAAGGTGGTTCCCATCTCTGTCAACTACCCCTTCTTTTTCAAGCCCATCCAGGACGGAATGGACCGCCCAAAGACCGAGCTTGCCTACCGTGTCCCCGCAAGTAAATTTACCAGACGTAAGCTTACCACCAACGAAGCCATGGAGGACATCCAGGGCCTTGACACGACCATCGATTGGAAGAACACAGGAGATAACTCCTACGATGGGGAGAAACTTGCCCTCCTCGTACATGATGAAGCCGGCAAGTGGGAGCGTCCCGAAAACATACTCAACAACTGGAGGGTTACGAAAACCACATTAAGATTAGGTAGTAGAATAATAGGAAAGTGTATGATGGGCTCAACAAGTAACTCATCAGACAAAGGAGGTGAAAACTTTAAAAAATTATACCATGACTCAGATGTTACCAAAAGAAACCGCAATGGACAGACTCGCTCAGGATTATATTCTTTGTTCATACCTATGGAATGGAACTTCGAGGGATTCATTGATTCTTATGGAATACCTGTATTCGACACACCAAGCACGACTGTTAGAGATGTACACGGAGATGAAATTGACATAGGTGTTATTGAACACTGGGAAAACGAAGTAGAAGGTTTAAAAGGCGATCAAGATGCTTTAAATGAATTTTATAGGCAGTTTCCCCGTACTGAAGAGCATGCGTTTAGAGACGAAACAAAAAATAGTATATTTAATTTAGCAAAAATTTACGAACAAATTGATTACAATGATGAAGTCGCAAATCTGTCACAAGTTACCCTTGGCAGCTTTACGTGGAAAAAT